CCCGCATGAACGAGTTCTGGGTAGTGGTGTCGGGGAGGCCCGAGGCAGTGATGCCATAGACATCCACACTCCACACATCCTTCCCAGAGACGAAGACATGGCAGCTGGTGATGAGCTTGTCCGCCATGATGCCGATAGCGGTGCCTACTGCCTGGTCGGAGTCCACCGAAGTGAACACCGTCAGACAGCGCCGCATGGCATCGGCCATGATCGCATCACGGCTGACGGACATGTCCCACCCACTCGCATCAGTGCTCACGACTCTTCCATTCGGGAAGAGATTCTCGATGTGAGAACCGAGGCGATCAACGCCCTCGTCGTGGTGGCCCATGCCGCAAGTGTGTGAGACCACCTGACCAGCCTGGTAGTCCTTGATCTGCTGTTTGTTGATGCCGTCTCCAAGGTACGCCTGTACCAAGCAATCGGCCAACGAGATGTTGCAGATGAGGCGCCACGTAGACGAGGCAGTCTTCTTCTTGTTGTGGGGCTCCTCCTTGACAAATAGCTCCACCGGGTCACGAAGACCGAGGTGGACCATCTCTTCCGGTGTCATGGAAGAGAGGCTGTCCATCATCGAGGCACGCGCGAGAAGACGACCAAAACCCAGCTGAGCCAGGGCCACCGCGTACTTGGCAACGTAGTTACGTTTGCTAAGGTTGCGCCACCTCCTGGTCCACCCGGAACTGGTGTCGTCGAAACCCGCGAAGACCTTCTCCAGACAGGCTGCACCATACTTGAGCTCGGGCTTCTCTCCATCCTGGAGCCTCAAAGCCCGTGTCCATGAATCCAGCATCTGCTCCATCAGGGGCAGACCACGATGAGTGACCTGCTTCTTTGCCTGCGAAGACATGGAGTTCTGGATGGACTTCTCGTCGTTGGGGGGGAAGACGAACTCCCCCTCCACTCCCAAAACTTCGAGGAGAGCTTTCTCCTCGTCAGTGACGCGCAACGGCGCGACACGAGCTTTCTTGGGGTTTCCACCCTTCGACTTGCCGATGTGGCGGAAGAAGGGCCTTCCGTCAGCAGCTTCCATGACCTCTCCAGTCTTCTTGGAACCCTCGATCAGAGACCTAGTGTGGTCCCTGTAGTTCCTAAACTCCTGGAAGGGGTCCTGGACACGGCTGGGGGGGGC